TTGATCGTAAATCAGACAAACGCTATCTAAAAGAATGGAGGTAAAGCTATGGCTTACCGAAAACAGTTGACTCGCAAAAGCGGCAACAAAAAATTCAACAAAGCGAAAAAATCCAAGTTTCGCAAACTCACTAGAGGTGGTCGCATCCTCTAGTCAAGGGCGAAGCCCTTACCTACTACGGCCCTAGCCGTATATGCAATGACCCTCCGAGTGAGAGCTGTATCTGGCTCTCAAGCGGATGGGTCTTAACCAGGGGCTTTGCCCCCCTCCCACCTATGCCATATAAGCAGAAAGGATTCTATGCCATGTTATGCACCTACTTCTGCCTGGCTCCTACACAATGTTAAAACCGAGAATGGTAAAAACGTGCTCGTCTTCAACTTTCAAGCAGCTCAAAAATTCTCACACGAACGCATGGACTTACCCTGCGGTCGGTGTATTGGCTGCCAATTAGATCGAGCCAACGATATGAGCCTACGCTGCGTTCATGAGGCGTACGAATCGCCATCAAAACGCAATTCATTTATTACATTAACCTTCAACCCCGAAAATCTCAACGAATCGGGATCACTTCAAAAATCCGATTTTCAACTATTCATGAAACGCCTTCGCAAGCGGTTCATTCCTACAAAAGCAAAGCGCTCTAAACTCTCCGCTCAGGAACTACTGGACGGAAACTATACTGATTACATCCGCTATTTCCACTGTGGAGAATACGGAAAAAAGGGCAACCGCCCACATCATCATGCCTGCCTCTTTAACTGGCGTCCTGACGATCTCGAAGTTATTAAGGAAAGGACGAAAAAGAATGACTACGAATTATTTACATCTGAGCAGCTATCCGACGCATGGTCGATACCCATTACAGTCGAGGAAAGCCGAAAGCATAAGCTCGACAACCTCTGGGAAGAAAACGGAAAGCTACACGCCCGTCTGGGCTTTGTCACAGTTGGAAACGTTACAAGTGAAAGTGCTGCGTATATTGCGAGATATATTATGCAGAGACAAGCTAACGGATCATCAACGGCATACACTGATATTGATAGAGAAACAGGTGAGCTGCACGAACGAATGTTTGAGTATTGCTCGTGCAGTACACGGCCTGGACTCGGCAAAAACTGGTTGACAAAGTATTATAAGGACGCGTATCCTAAGAACTTCTTATGGGTCAATGGTCGAAAGGTAAGGATACCTAAATATTATGATAGACTTATGGAAGTGATAGACAACGACCTATTGCTCCAAGTCAAGCAAAAAAGGAGGCATCTACTCAAGTCGCAAGCCAACCCTGACGATCGGGAAATCCTAAACACTAAACGCATCGTAAAAGAAGCACAAATAGAAGCATTGGTAAGGGAACTTTAACATGTTAAAACAAATGTATGCAATTCGAGACAACGTAGCCTGCTTTTTCAATAACCCCTGGATGGCCCAGAATCAAGAACACGCTCAACGACTTACAGCCGATGCCGTGAACAAGGACCCACACTCGGCAATGGCAGAGCACGCTTCGGACTTCCAACTCTATCAGATGGGAACCTACAATGACGGAGACGGTAGCATCTGCACCGAAAACTGTCCTCGTCGTATCTGCGTTCTCTCGGATCTGACGAAAGGAGACACTCCCCAACATGATGAGACTGTGTCTGGAGATTCTTAATCAACTACTGGATATCCTGATATCCGAAAGAAGAAAGGCAAAACGCCGTGGCAAAAGACATCAAAAGCAGAAGACGACATACGATCACAACTAGTCGTCCACAGACCCTGGCCGGAAGGAAAGTCTTCCGCTGCCAGATCCAACTACCAACCGAAACGCTCGTGGAGCAAGGTGGCCGAGAGGACTGTGACATTAACCGTGTCATGGCAAAAATCTACCGTGGAGAATTCCAAGACAAGACCATGAACCGTGGTATGTATGGTGACTTCTCGAACGTCACCGACTACCAAACCGCAAAGATGCAGCTCTTGGCTGCTGAAGCAACCTTCTCTATGCTGCCTGCGGAAATCCGCAAACGGTTTGACAACTCCCCCGAGAAGGTCCTCGCCTTCATCGACGATCCAAAGAACATGGATGAGTGCATCCAGATGGGATTGCTTGAGAAAACCGCCAGGGAAGCTCCTGTCGCTGTGACAGAGCAAACTGCACCACCCAACGAACCAGCTTCGGCGGAGGCGTGAGCCGTGAGTTAGGGCTATATAGTACTCGATCTATATAGCCCTACTGACACCACCTCTTAACACCTTACGAGAAAGTGACTTATGGATAATAACAGACAACCTTCTGTAATGAGCCACGACTTTAGTCAAGTTGTGGGAAACACACCTCAGAAATCGCAATTCAAGCGGCCCTATACATTCAAAGGTCCAATCGATTTCGGCAAAATCTACCCCTTCTACGTGGACGAGGTCGTCCCCGGTGACGTGTTCAATGTGAACGGATCGGCGGTGGCCAGGTTGGCCACGCCAATATTCCCGATACAAGACGGCATGTATCTGGACTTCCACTTTTTTTTCTGTCCCAACAGACTCGTATGGGAAAACTGGGTCAAGTTCCAAGGTGAGAGGGATGATCCCTCGGACTCGATCGATTTCACGATCCCTCGCGTCTCTGCCGGCGGTACTGGCTTTGGCGAAGAAAGCCTCTTCGATTATATGGGCCTACCCAATGACGTAGCGAGCCTGGCTGTAAATGCCTTGATCCCTCGGAGCTACCAACTAATCTGGAACGAATATTATCGTGCCCAGAACGTCGTTGACTCCCTGGCTGTTGCGAAAGGTAACGGCCCGGATACTGTAACGGACTACGAACTATTGTACAGAACCAAGCGTGCAGACTATTTCACGCGTATGAACCCCGCACCACAGAAAGGCGACGCTGTGAGCGTCTCCCTCGGCGGGCAAGCTCCTGTCCTCGGTATCGGTACTGACTCTGGTTTCACCGGATTCACGAACAAGACGGTGTATGAAACTGGCGGTAGTGGTGCAACCACCTTCGCAGAAGCATCTGCCGCTCAAACCAACTGGTGGATAGAGGAGGACATCAATAACTCCGGGTATCCTGGTGTCTATGCAGACCTGACAGACGGAAGTTTGATCACAGTGGATGCCCTACGTGAAGCGGTTATGCTGCAACAAATCCTTGAACTCGACATGAGAGCAGGATCGCGTTACCCGGAAATCATTCAGGCCCATTGGGGCATCGATGTCGGGGATGCAACCATGCAAAGACCTGAGCTGATCGGGATCTCCACCACTCCGATCAACGTCAAGCCAATTCCCCAGACCTCCGAAACAGGTACGAGTCCCCAAGGCAACCTGGCCGCCGTAGGCTATGCCGAAGCGCAAAACGTCGGCTACACGTTTGCTTTCAAGGAACACGGCCACGTATTGGGTTTGGTCTCGGCGAGAGCTGATCTCACCTACCAGCAAGGCAAACGCAGGATGTGGGACCGCCAAACCAGGTTCGATTTCTACGAACCGATGACCGCACACCTGGGTGAGCAAGCCGTGTTGTCCAAAGAACTGTATTGTGATGGTACTGCCAACGATGATGACATCCTCGGCTATGTTCCGATCTGGGAAGACTACCGGTATATCCCGAGCTTAATTGTCGGCAAATATCGATCTAGCTCTCCAACGTCTCTGGACGCCTATCATTTGGCACAGGACTTCGCCACTCGACCGGTACTCAATGAAGCCTTCCTTCAGGAGAATCCACCGATCGATCGTGTCGTCGCTGTACCGACTGAGCCTGATCTCAAGCTCGACGTGTACCTCAATATCATGGCATCGAGGCCAATGCCGGTCTACGGAACGCCAGGATTTACACCTCACCTTTAGAGGCTCTGTGAGCCGATTCTAGACGTTTTCCCCCGGACCCATGCTATGGTATAGGCGAGGGGGAGATCGTCGATTTTCTCAAAGTTGAGAAAACAACCTTAATAGATCCAGAATGGAGTCACAACCATGTGGGGAGCAATCGCAAACATCGGTGCTTCGATCGGCAAAACACTGTTCGACCAGAAAGAAACTGGCCGAGCAAAAGCTTATGCAACACAAATGTCGAACACCGCTCACCAACGTCAAGTGGCCGACCTCAAAGCCGCAGGACTTAACCCTATCCTATCTGCCGGTGGCACTGGAGCCTCGACGCCCACTGTGCCTGGTAATGCTGCCACCGCTATCGACATCGCTGGTCCAGCTTCTACTGCTGAGAAAGCAATGACCGACAACACCCTAAACAAGAAAATGTTGAAGTATCTAAAAAGCCATCCTGAACTCGACGATAAAATGATGGCAGCCAGATTGGCTAAAGAGAATGGCCTGCCTGGTACCTACGGTCTTATGTATGAGACTGGAAAGGACTACTTCAAATGGGGAAGGAAACAAGGTCCAACATTAGGAGAAAAAGCCTTCGATACCTTTTCGTCTCTGCGTAACAAATGGAACGCATACAGATCGAAATACAAAAAGGATAATTGGGACCGTACAGGTCTACAAAAAACCAACAAATCGATCAATGACGTCATTGATCGTAAATCAGACAAACGCTATCTAAAAGAATGGAGGTAAAGCTATGGCTTACCGAAAACAGTTGACTCGCAAAAGCGGCAACAAAAAATTCAAC